ATTGCTTCCCTCTACTTTTACTCCGTATAGGTCGTATATATCATCAACTGTCTTTACTTGCTCTAATATTATAGACCTTTGTGCTTCGACAGTCTGTTTAAATATGCTTTCAGGATATATTTCATAAGGTGTTATCAATCCATAGTCTAAATCACCTTGAAAATATGCTGTTTCTTTGCTTTTCTGTTCTCCGTTTTCGTCAACTTCAAAAAGCTGTTCTACTGCGTACTTCTCGCCTTTGTCTTTATCCCACCAAGACAAGAAGAAACAGTTACCGCATAATTCGTTCCAAGTTATTGCTGTGTTTTTCTTGCTCTCAAACTCGGATACCTTTTGAACGTGCTGTAATACACTTGTTGACGTTTCGGCTTTTGCATAATCGTCAAGCTCATTTGTTGCAGGCTTAACTTTCATCATGTAGTTGATTTTCTTCAAGTTGGCAATACGTGTTTCAATCAAAGGTGCAATTTGGTTAAATGTTTCTCTCTCTAACCAATCATATACCGGTTCAAGCTGTTCAATATCACCTCTGTATGGATTGATTTCGCAGTATTGATTACCAACAAGGAAGTTAGCGTTTAACGTCCATTGCTGTTCTAAAATCTGCCTTTCTGTTTTTCTTTTTTCGAGGTCATCTCTTATCTTTTGAATTATGTCCTCTTTATAAAGGACGTTGCCCTCGTCATCAACATCAAGCAGTTTTGCATCATCTATTCCGTTGTCATTGTCTTTTAAACCGAATAGACTTCCTATTCTTGCTGTAAATCCTCTAACAGGAGGACTATATCTCATACCGCCCACTACTTATCACCTACCTTGTTACGCCAATTTTTCAATACTCTGTCATGAGCAGAAGGGATATTGTTCTTAGGGGGAGTGTGGTTTCCGCTTTGTTTGTATTCGTGGAGGCTACGACTCATTAGGCGGTTGTACATATCCCTTCGCTCAAGATAATGGAGTATTGTTTGTGTTATAATAACTGCAATGAGGATAATTTCTAATAATGACATTTACCATCACCAACTATCTTTTTGTTGATTTCTTCTTACTTGTAGTTGGCTGTGTCGGTGTTTCTTCTGCATTTGTAACAGCATCTTCTGCTACTGATATGTTAGTGTCCTCTGTGACTTCTTCGATAACCTCTACAAGTTCAGGCTCTTTGTCAGCAACAGAAGGTACAGTTACTTCTTCGGGATGTGGGAACAATGGCTTTGTTTCTACTTGTTTAACCTTTATAGGCTCGATGTGTTTCTCGGTTGCTTCATATCCTGATTTCAAACATTCCTTGCAGATAATAACCGAATTTCCCATTTCACGTGTCTTTGAAATTGCGTATGTTTCAATGTTTTTGCAACCTCTAACACTACATTTTCTTTTCAACTTCTTAACATTCATATCAATAATACCTCTTTCTTGATTTATTTTTGCCGTTTAATCTTTCGGCTTTAAACCTCTCTAAATCCTTTTCAAACTGTGTTCGGTTATCCTCTTTGTAATCAGCCTGACGGAATTTAAAGTGGTTAATAAACTGAGTACAAGCATCAACCAAATCATCGTGAACACCATTAGGGAAGCTTGCAAATTCTTCAACAAATTCTGCTGTGAAATCAGCATATTCAGGCAGATATACGTTTCCACCTTCTACAATACCCATTATAGCGTTTGCTCTTGACACTTTGCTTTCCTTTGGTGTTATCGGTATTATGCTACCAATTTCGTGCTTTAACATAGATATAATTGCAGAACCATTTGCTTTGTCCTCAACCAATATACTGTGCTTTTGCGGATATTTGTCAGCCATATACCGAATAGCTCTTAAAGTTTCAGGGAAGTCCATTCTTCTTTTAATCAGGTCTATCAAATAATAATCTCCGTTTAGCTTTCCCCATACCTCAATAGCAACAAAGTCACTTGTATCGTTATTCTTGAATGTAGCATCAACAGAAATACCAACAAATTGTATGTTTTCAGGGAGCTTATTGTAGTATTGCCACCATTCCCTTTTGAACATATTACCTTCTGCCGATGTCGGTCTGCCTTGATAAAGGGCATTCCAAGCACGAATACCACCGCCTGATGGGTCGGCAAGGTAACTTTGTTTAAATGCTACAAGCCAATCATTACCTTTTCCAATCTCAGGGCAAAGAGCATCACCAATATTTCTGCCGAGAATGTCGTTTTCTTCAGCTTCGCAAGGAATATTTACCACTTCTACGTTTGGTTCTTCACGAATTACACGTCCTGATAAATCGTCCTCGTGCCATCTTGTCTGTATGATTATAATCTTCGTATTAGCCTGAGAACGTGTTTTTATGGAGTTCTGCCATTCTTCCCATAGCCTTTCACGATATGTCATCGAGTCAGCTTCAGCTCTGTTCTTGATAGGGTCATCAATTATAAACAGTTCTGCACTTCTACCGGTAAGGGAAGATTGAATACCCCTAAAGATGATACCGCCCTCGTGGTCGGCTATTTCTAAATCTCTGTCAGTTGATTTTTTCAGCTTGATGCCAAATATCGGTTGTCCGTATTCATCTATCTTACTTCGATTGCTTCTACCGAAAGAACCTGCAAGCTCGTCATTATAACAAGCTACTATGCATCTCTTGTCAGGATATTTGCCTACATACCACGTTGCAAAGGTTTCTGTTACAGTTCGGCTCTTGCCATGCTGTGGAGGGCAATTAAGCACCAATATATCAATAGGATTGCCTGTATAGGTTTCCACAAAGGTCTGCACCTTATTTGCAAGGAACTTATGGAAGTGTGTATCAATCCACTTACCCTTATGCACAAAATAACAGTATGTAGCGTAATTCTCTTTCATTAAAGCTATTGCAAACTGTTGTTCTTCCCTCGTCAATTGTTATCATCCTTTTTAAAGCCTGATATTTCAGCCAACTTTTCGATTGATAAGTTTGTCGCAAAACCAACATTTTGTGTCATTTCGCCTCGGCTCAATGCTCTCTTGTCGTATAATGTACCAATTGCAGTGGTTATATCCTTGATGTTCTGCAATTGTAGTGTCTTTATCTTATTTACAAGCTTGTCCTTGTCTTTATATGACATTTCGTCATCGTCCATATCCCATATTTCATCGATAAACTCGTCCAAATCTTCTTCGTGTTCTATTGCTCTATCTATTCTTCTATTAAGCAATAAAAGGCTCTTATCGATAATTTCAGTGGTCTTTTGTGCAAAAGCTTTCTCTGTTTGTGTGCGAAGTTCTTCGAACCTATCAGCATTTTTATTCTTGTCCACAATGTCTTTAACAGTAGATAAAGGCATATCCATAATTCTTGCAGTTTCTCTCAAATTATAGTTTGTAAACCATAACGCCATAACCTGATAAATCACATCAGGACTTGTTTTTTTGCCTCTTGCCATATAACTCACCACCTAAACAAAAAAATTGATTTAAAACATAAAATTGGCTGTCATTCGACCAAACGAAAGACACACCACTATATAAACTAATATTATATATATAATATACTTCTTTATTTATTTTAATTAATTATAAACTAAGTTTATATATATAATAAAAGGCACTAAATTTTTTAAAAAAGAATATAATTATTTCATTTTACAGCATCATTATAAACCATTTAACCCTTCAGTTATCACGGACTTTTAGCATTTTGAAAAAATTTTTTAAGAAATTTTAAAAAAGGTATTGACATTCATATATCCCTATGGTATATTATACTCAAACATATCCCTATGGATATATAAACGAAAGGAAGATTTAAATATGAACTATCCAAAATACGAAGGAGATTGTGCAAGAGTAATCGTTACTACCAAAAACGGCAGAAAAAGAAAAGCAATGTTTTATTGGAACGGAAGTAAACCAACATTTGCAAGCTATGGAACAGACATAACAGAACTTGTAATCGATTGGGAATATAGAAAGGATGACGAATATGCACAGAAGAAACAGAACCCATAAGATAGTTAATATATTTAAATATATATATCTTATATTCTCAATAATAGTAATTACATGGTTAATATTAAGTTATACAGACATAATCCTACATAACACAACCGACTGCAATTATTCATCATTAAATTTGATTGTATGGCTGTGCAGTATATAAACCCTCTGACGAGTCTTTGAAAATTAAGACGAAACCGCTTGGGCGGTCAGGGTATAAACCCTTAAACGAAAGGAGAAATTGAAAATGAACAGATATTTTTACATACTTGAAGAGGATAACCTCGGCAACAAACAAATCCGTATGGAGTGTAATGTGTATGGCAATCAAGACGAAGGATACCACTTTAATGAATGGGTTGGTTGTATAGTGAGTATAGGCGAAGCTCACGCTTTAATTAAGCAACATGAGTTTTATGACACACTCGATGAATTAGTAAAGTATAGTGGTGATGTTACGGAAGATGAAGCAAATGCAATAAGTGAATTATACTTTGACGGAATATCATCAGGCGAAGAACTTAAAATAAGCAGAATTAAACTTGATACACCTTGTGGTGATTATTACTTTGATGTGAAATGAAAGGAGCAAAACAATGATAGTTACATTTCAAGATGAATTAGGAGTTGTATCCGTTAGCGTAAATGCTGACGGAGTACAATTCGACATAAATAAGGCATATTTTACCGATGAGAACGAAAAAGACTATACAGTTAATGTTGAACACATAATCAGCATTACAAACAGCACAAACGAAATAAAAAGCAATAAAACAATTATAGATATGTTCGCAGACCTTGAATGTGAATTGTTCCACTTGTCAAGTGACAACCCTGAACTAAAAACAATAAAAGAAATTCACGAAACAATCAACAAAACAATGAAAAAATATGCTTTGGAGTGGATTGCAGAAAAGATATAAAGCAGAGTGACGGAGTAAAAGCTCCGGTAATGCGGTCAGGCAGAAGGTCACAAACCCCTATAGCCATAACCGATAAAACAAAAGACGAAAGGATGTTAAAAATGGGAAACAGAGCAGTAATAACAACAAGCAAAGCACTTGATGTAAGCAAATCAGGAGATTTAGGTATTTATCTTCATTGGAATGGTGGAAGAGATAGTGTAGAGGGATTTTTAAAATATTGCGAATTAAAAGGCTATTGTTCACCGAGTCAAGACAATTACGGATGGGCGAGATTGTGTCAGGTTATAAGCAACTTCTTCGGCGGTTCAAATAGTATAGGTATCGACTCTTGCAGTAATCTTGATTGTGATAATTGGGACAACGGAGTTTATATCATAGATAAATGGGAAATTGTAGACAGACAGTTCTTTGATGGTCAAGAACAAGACAATCATGACATCATCGATATGTTGTTAGAAATAGACAAGGCACAGCCTGAAAAAGAACAGCTCGGGGAAGAGTTTTTAAGAGCAGAAA